TAAAGGTATCAATTATACTATAAACTGTTGGTCTAGGATTACTATTAAATGTACCACTCATATCATCTATAGTAAGAACCCTATTACTTTGAGATTCTGCATAATCACTTAGAATTTGATTCTCAAATATCACTTCATCTGATATAAGTCCAGCAGAACCATTTCTAGAATTCTCTTTAACATTATCAAAGTCTGCTACGGAATGCATATTGACAGCAGAGAATAAATCATGAACTGCATTAACAGAGGTTACTTCAGTAGATAACCCAACAGACTTAGAATCTTCACCAACACTACTTTCTATTTGAAGATCAGAGAATTTTCTAAACCCTAAAGTATGGTTTAATGAACTAACTGGATCATTCCAAGTATCAAAATCAATTCTAGATTTTATGGAATATGAGAAATTCTGATAATAAAGACTATCTTCTATCTTTTGTAAGGAATAATTTAATACTCCAGAATCAGTTTCCCAACCATGATATCTCTTATTAAAAGCACTAAAACTTAAATCAGCAGGATAAGTTTCTATATTACTTGCACGTCCATGAACATGAGATGCCTGTCCGATAATAACATTATTTTCTACAAATTTATCGATAGTAGATATCTTTAATAATCCAACTTTTCTATCCCACCTATCAACAGTACCACTTATAGGTACTCCAAATTGATCAGTTGATGTTACTTTTTCTCCCTGTAAATAATCAGCAGGTTTAACTGAAATATTAAAGATAGGGAAATCTTTCTGAGCAATAACTCTTCCCGCAGAAGTAGGTCCATCATAAACTCCAGGAGTATCTCCATCATCTAAATGATCTGAAAGACTATATGCAATGGTTCCAATTCCTCCAATATTTTCATCAACTGCATTTATAGTAAACAACTTGTAATTGTAATCTGCTGAATTATATCCAGTTCCAGTAGAACCTAATCCTACACTTACATTCTCAACTAAAATTTTATCACCTAATGTAAATGGGAAACTTCCTGCAGTAGTATATCCTACTTTCAGAGTAAGAGTTACATCCTTAGTAATACTATTAAATCCAACTGTAGAAATTCCTACACCATTAGTATTTTCTGTAGGAATGATATAAGGAGTAACATTATGAACACCAGTAACATTTTCTAAAATAGTTACTTTTTGTTCTTTAAGATTATACTTAGCTCTAAATTCATCATGATACTTATCAGTCTTACCATCAAAAATACGTAAATTTGGAGGACTAGAATATCCTCTTCCTGCAGAAGCAATTCCAACATGCTCAATACGAGCAAATTCTTTTATTGATACTATTAAAGGTAATGCAACACTAGGCTCAAGTGTTGGATCAGATGGGAAATTAAATCCTAAATTTCTAATTTCTGTCTTAGTGATTTTACCAATACTTTGACTAGATGCTTCTGCTATACAGAACTTACCATCAGCAGATGTAACAGTACTTACACCAGGAATAGAATAATAATTACCACCACCATCAGTAACCTGAAATGCATTAACAGGACCCATTGCACCTGATGAATTCGTTATATATGTTAATACAGAAGTAGTACCAGCATAAGATACTTTTTCTGGATTATCTGCTACAGTATATGTGAATGTATTTGTAGAACCAACACCAACTCTAATATCACCAGTGTAATCATAAACACTATCAAATATATTAATTTCGTGGTTATTAAGAATATCCGTATCTATATCAAGTTCTTCTTTTTCTGATGGAAGATCATTTTCAAATACAGGAACTAATCTATAATAAAGAGTCTCTGGTAGATACTTATTAACTGTTAATTCCAATTTAGCATCAGCATCTATACCAACTCTTCCTGACTTTTTAACTTGGAATTCTTCAGTGCTAGGATTTTTATTCCATTCTTTTACACAGGCACTATCAGCATATAAACGGAAATCAAATGCTGGATAAGATATTGATCCTTTACTATATGATAAAGATGAATCTGAAAGATCAAAAGAAAGAACAGAATCTTTATATACAGTTATTGGTGGATTTACTGGATTAAGAGTTCCTGCAGAAGCACTTGTTCCTATTCCAACAACAATAGGTTTAAATCTAGTTGCATTATAATAACTATCACATAATTTAAAATTATTCGCATCAATAGGAACAGCATAATATACACCATTATCGGTTAATCCGTATGTAGGAGTAGTTGCAGTATGAATAACTTTTTGACCTTTAGTAAATCCATGATCAACTATAGTAATAGTATTTGTAGAAGATGTTATTCCAGCTGCAGTAAATGATTTAGCATCTAAAGTAACTTTTCTATTATAATCATTATATTTTACAGTAACAATTCCAGTATTATCAGGATTAACCTCAACAACAACAGTATCATCTGTTTTTAATCCATGCGTACCTGCAGTAGATACAGTTACTTGATTTCTTCTAACTTCACAAGTAATAGGAGTGAAATTAGTATTAAAACTATGATATGTTCCTGTTCCTATTCCAGTAAAGAATAGAGTAGAAGAATGTCTTTGTGTACTTGCAATACCAACCCAATTTCCTGCTTCATTAATATAAAGTTTGCAAGTAGAAATTCCAAGTAAATCTTTAGATATTCTATTAGCATAAACAGTTTGTCCATCAGTCAATGTAGTACCAGCACCTGCCCATATTTCGAATGCAGGACTAGCACCAGTTGCTATAGTATCACCAAAGACACTCAGAGCAGCACCTACGACCCCTGTGGCAGCAGCAGACACCTGTGATTTACAACATAGGAGTTTGACATTAGTTCCATTTGCTGCTTGACTAGTCCTCGTTGTAGGCAGCACTGGTGCAACTCCTGGTGCAGTTGTATAAACTGCTTCATTAACAGTATATCTAAGATTAGAAATTTTTCCTCTAAAATACCTATCCTGTGATGCAGCAGTCTTATGAGCACCTATATGAATTACAGTTCCTGTATGTGTTCTTGTACCACTTAGAGTACCATTTGCCTGAATTACACCATTAATATAAGTCCTTGCAGTAGTACCATGTAAAGAAAAGGCAACATGCGTCCATTGTCCTACAGGAACAAGATCTGCTCCAGTTGAAATATCAAGTAAATCAGTACCATTATCTGCTTCTATTAAAACTCTTATATCACCAGGATTAGTGTATCCAGTCATTAATTGTATATTAGAAGCACTACCAACGGATAAGTTAAAGATTTGACTAAAATTAGACCATTGTGGGAATACCCATGCTTCTACAGTGAAATTAGTATTTCCATTTATAGAGTAAGTACTTGAAGTACTAGTCATATAATCATCATATCCATCAAACAAAACAGATCCTTGTATTTCGGTGGTTGTAGCAGCAGCAACAATACCATCACCATCACCAGGTGAATATGTTAATTGATCATCCTGCTCATACCCATGATTCTCAATGTATAGTGATCTAGTTGGAATAAAGGCATATGTTACACCAAGTCCTGCTTTAGTATCATCAAAATAAACAGTTGATCCTATACCAACTCCAACACTAGTTCCTACTCCAACGTGATATAATGGATCAAAATATAATTGATGATTTACTTTACCTTCAGTTGTTGATTTAAATCCAGCATTAATAATTAATTTTCTTGGATCATCATAAATGGGAGTACTTGCGGTATGAGAGACACCTACTGTGCCATCAACTGCCCTCATTACCCTAATTCTAGATGTTTGAGGATCTATATTTAATACTCTAATTCTTTCAGTACCAATTCCAAGAATATCATTTTCTCTAATAGTAGGATATGAAAGATCTCCACTTACTTTAAACTGAGTAATTATTCCAGTTACTGAAGTAGATCCCACTCCAACTGTGCTAGTTCCAACACCAACTAACCTAAAGTGACTTGTAGGAATTCCTACTTCATAAGATCCTTCAATTAGAGATGATGTAGTAGAAAATCCAGTAAGTGTAACTATATCTTTAACATCAAAATTATGAGGATTATCAGCCCAAAGAATATATCTACCATCAGATGTGCCAGCAGGATAAACTTCGACACCACTAATACTACTCTTTGCAACACTTACCTCATCAATAACAGCACCCTCAACCGTTGCAACTCTAGCTTTTGCTCCAGCATTAGGATCCATTTCTAATGCTAATACACCAACAACATTTGTAAGTCTAGAACCTTGTCTAACTGCTGCAGTATCAGCATTATCAAATACTACTTCATCATTAACTCTATAATTTCTTCCACCACTACTGACACCAACATAATCAACTCCACCTCTACTAGTTGAAAGAATATCAATTTTTTGAGATAATTTATCTGGTATATAAGCATACTTATAAGTAAGATTCTCTTCGATTAGGTTATAAGGTTCAGTATTTCTAAACCAATTACCCTTACTAAAATCAAAAGCATCTTGACTTGTATCTTTATCAAGATTAAATTTATTAGGTATTGAATGATAAGCATCACCAATCAAATAAGGGAATTTTGGTTCCCTATATTCTAAGAAAGGACCAGAAGATGCTGATGCCGTATCTACTGTTGCAAAATAAGCATATGTTCCATCTGGATATTCTGGAGTAATACAAAATCTTCCATTATTTTCATCAAGAACAGAATCATCATTTACTGGTGTATAAGTATAATCCTCAATAAAGAATCCTTCAGGGAAAAATACTGTAGAAGGTCTGTCTTTTTTGAGATCCAATTTATACCCAGATTTCATCTGAGTAACTACACCACCTCTTCTATCAGCATACCCATATGGACCATAAATTGGATTTCCATCATATGCCCACCCAATGATGGGAGAATGTCCCGTAGAAGACACCTCAGATCCATTCTGCTTGGTCAAATCCTTTTGTCCATACAATTTATTACCATCTTGATCATTTGCATATATTGACTCTCTAAGGACTCTAGGTGCATATAAATGAGTGTACTGAAGTCCTCTATCTTCCCACCCCTCAGTCATAAACCCATCATCTAGGGTAAACTGATTAAAATGCTTTCCTACTAAATTTACACGCCATTTTTGGAGAGATGCTTTAAGTTCACAACCTCCTCCAGGAGATACAGGAAAAGCGACTGTATTTTGTTGAGTGTAACCAGTACCACCACTTAAAACTTTAACTTCTACAACTTGTCCTTCTTGTGCGCTACCTACTTCTCCAAGAATTGGTACTACTACTGCTCCACGACCAGCACCTGCAAAATCTTGTATAACAATATTTGGTGGTGCTATATACCCATTACCTCTATTAATTATTATAACTTCAGTAAGAGCACCCTCAATAACTTCGCATTTTAATTGACATTTATCACCAAACGAGAGATTTAAAGAAGGTTGTCTAACATTGTCCATTATGGTAGAAGATCCATATCCAATACCATATGTCTTTAGATGAGCTCCCTGAACAGAACCTCTAAAGATCGGTTGAAGTTTAGCCTGAAAATCAACTGTAGATACACCAACACGTTCTACAGTGGATATTCCAACTCGTCCAGTTATAGAAACATTAATAGGAGGATAATTGAAGCAATGATATCCAGAACCAACAGATGTTAAACTGATAAATTGTTGAGTATCATAATAAATTGTCTTATCTATAGTTGCTATACCTACTTGTGATAATTTAAAATTATTATCATCAATCACAGTTACATAATAATTAGTATTACTACTAAGACCTGCAATTACCTGAGAATATGTTCCAACTCCAGAAAGACGATTATCAATATAAGGATTTTCTATTGTATAATTTAAAAGTTCACCAGATTTATATCCATGATTCTTAATAGTAATAAGATTTGCCGAAGTATCAATCCCTGCTGTTGTTGTAGTTCTCTTTTTATATGAATATCCACTTCCTGAATTAACAATATTCACAGAATCTAAAACAAGTTTCTGGTGAACTGTTTCTAAACTTTGTCTTCCTACTCCATAATCAGTTATAACGACTGTATTAATTCCTACAATAGCATCACCTTGTGTAGGCATCAATTTAACTTGGAATTCATCAACAATATGCACATAGTACAATGCATCAGTAGTTAAACCCACTAATCCATCTTGTCCATCAGATCTATAATATACTGGTTCGTTATTTCTAAATTTATGGAAAGTTGTAAATCCAATTATTGATTGAGTAGCACCAATACCAATATCATTAACACTTTGTGCATTAAAAGTTGGATTATGGTCAACCAACTTCATATTTGGTTCAGCAACTGCACCCTCACCATTACCACCACTAATTGTAATAAGAGGAACAGCTTTATAATCAAATCCAGGATCTTTAACTTGAATACTCTTTAAATCACCAACAATATCAACGTTTCCAGTTGCTCCAATTCCAGTATTATCACTAATAATTAAAAGAGGAGGTTGCATAACATCATAATTGTCTCCTGGTGCTAATACTTCAATTTCTTCAAGTTTTCCAGAATGTACAACCTGCTTTCCTTTATAGTTTTGTATCTCAACACCATTTATCAAAATTCCAGTACGACCAGGTCGAGTTTTAGTTATAGTTGAGTCTGTTACTGGTTGATGAATAGATCTTAAAATTCTTTGTGATTCTAATGTTTTTCCCTTAAACTTAAAAGGTTCAATTCTGTTATTTTTAACAGTTACAGTACTTTCGAGCTCAACAAAGTTACTATTTTGAATATCTGTTAAACTTTTAGCAAGTCTTATTCTTTGAGCATCTAATCGCTTTACAAAGTATAAACCTTCATCCCACAAATAAGTATAAGTTGCAATTTTTTTCTTAGTATCTCCAAAAGAGTCAACATAAGTTTCTTCCACCTTTTCTGGAGTATACCAAACAGCATCACCAGTATAAAAACCATGATCTTTAGTAGTTGTAATTTGCCAAACACTACCTGCAAGAAATTCACCATTAAGATGAATAACTTGGTCAGAAACGTTAAGTGGTTGTGAATTATAAGTTGGTATAGAAGGAGATGCAACTAAAAAATCATTTCCTTGCTTATAAGTATTCTGGACGTTTGTAATAAATCTAGAAGACTCTGGATAAGTATTTGATATTGATTTTAAGAGTTTTCTATTAACAGTATAATTATCAGTAGTAGTAAGATCTCCTTGACCTTTAACAATAAAGGATGTTGGAGATTTAATCTCACTGATGGTAGAAATTGGTTTTTCTATCTTATCAGTACCAGTAAGTGCTACATTATCACCAACTCTAAATGAATGCGCTGTTTCTAAATTAACAAGATAAGTGTTATCTGAAGAATCAATTAATTCTATATTTTTAACATTATATTGTGATGCAACATTATAAAACCAAGCACGACCTTTAAAAGTATTATCATTAACACCTAAAGTTTTAATTTGAGCAACATCATTATGAGAATAATATCTATTATTTGCACCATAAGCAAAATCATGTAATACGGATGTGATTCTTACCTTAACAGTACTCCCATCACCTGTATTTGAAGCAGCATAGCAATATGTGTTTATTCCAACGTCTTCAGAATCCTTAATAATTCCAGTTACATTTGTGCAATCAAAAAATTGGTTTAAATTCTTTGAAGAATATGAAACAATTCCAGTAGTAGTGTCATTATATGTTACAGATAATTCTCCAGCATTTGGAAACCCAATAGTTGAGTCTACATCAAATATAGTAGCACCTGCAGATACACCACCAATTAATCTAGTTTTTGGATGAACAAGGAATGTACCATAAGTTGCACCTTCTACTCTAGAGTCTCTATTATATCCAGCATCTAAACTAATTTTATAATATGTCTTTGCTATTCCAGTAAGACCAGGACTAATTACCTCTACATTGGTAATTGGTGCATATGCCTTCTCAAAAAGTGGTGGATCACCATACTTATCTTGGAACATTGTTGCATTTTGCAACTCCATTGGATTTCCTTCAACACCCTCAATACAAAAATCATTTGTAATTAAATAATGTGCATTAGATGGTGTAAAGAGAAAATCTCTTGGTCTTATAATTTCTACGGGTTCATTATATAATGCCCTGAATAAAATCTCAAAAGCACCGTCTGTTCCCTTACTTCTATAAAAATCAGTCGCATTTTTGATAAAATTACTATGATTTATGTCTTTATGTAACTTTCTTTCTTCAAATCCTGGTAAAAGTTGATGTTTTGTCTTTAATAAGAAATCTTTAAGGAAGAGATTGCTTAAATTCTCTATCTTAGTACCTTTTTCATGCTTATCAGCAATTGTAGAGTCAAAAACTAGTTGATCTGGACGATCTGCTGCCCTATATGAAGAAATTCCACTAAATCCTCTAACACAATCTTTAAAATTAGAAGAATCCTTCGATTTATACGTAATTATTTCATCATCAATCTTTAATAGACCATAATGATCAGGAAATCCTTTAGTTCCTGCTGGATAATTAGATAAATCAACAGAAATTGTATTCGCAGCAAAATTAATATCAGATCCTAATCCAACATGCTCTGTTAAATTAGTTAGATTGTCAATTTTAGTATATTCATCAATATTTTGAATCAAGTCAACAGGAGCACCCTGAAATTCTTGCGAAACATAGTAACTTTTAAGAAAATCCGAAACTAAAGGAAATTCTGACTGCACATATGTTGGAAGTTGATTCTCAACTATATTCTGAAATTGAACTCTTTTTTCTGCCATTTTATACTCTTACTAATGCACCGTTTTGGTAACTTGAGCTAACAATATAATTAGATCCTGAAGGATCAAGTCCAGAAGATATTTCATCCACTACTGGATCAAATATACTACCTCCTATATCTAGTTGCAAATACAAATCCTGTAATCCAATAACATCATTTGATCTAGGGGAAGCTGCTAACTCAATAATTGTTTGACCATCTTTTACCTTCCCAGTTCTGATAATAATTGGGTTTAATGTAATGATTCCAGATTGGTAATTAATATTACCAACGTTTCTTCTTACAATTGTAGGAGATAATGAATTTACATTAGGTACAGTAAATAAGAAAAGAGATCCAGTTGTTCTACTTAAATTAGGAATATCTGAAATGTAAACAGGTTCAGTAATACCATCAATTGTAAATCCAGTAGACTTAATATTAAATCCACTCATACTCTTAATATGAAAGGCATTACCAAATCCAATCGAATATTCAGAAATTTTATTTACTACAACCCTCAAATCCCTTCTCATCATAATTGTTGTAATATTTGAAGTGATTGCATCATGACTTTGATCAACTATACTCAAAAACTTACTGTATTTAAATCTCGCTCCATATCTATTTAACTCAGTTGATTCAGCGTACTTAGTGGCATTATTTTCAACAACAGAACTTACTGAAGCACCTGTTTGGGCAAGATTTGAGTTATAATATATTTTTGAGGTAGCTTCAATGTAAAGATACTTAAGATCTAAGATTTCTGGGACAATTCCTGCTACAGCATACTTCTTTAACTTTAATCTGATGTTTTCTTTAATCAAATTAGGTAAAAAATCACCAGTTCTGGGTTTTATGCTAATAAAAACCTTTCCATATTGAGGAGGATTCAATTCTTCACCTCCAAAAACGGAAATTGACTCAGTTTCGGGATAAATTTTTGCTGGAATCAAAGATTCGTAGTCTTGAGCAGAAACTGCCCTATTTTGTGAAGAATATACTCTTGGAGCAAACTTTCTAATGGACTCAACTGACTCAATATTCTCTCCACCAGTCGAAAATGAGTTTGTAGTCACTAAAGAGATGCCAGAAGACACTTTATAGGTAATTGCATTCCTTTCATAGATCAAATTTCCACCAAAAGTCATCTGAGCAACGCCATTTCCAGTATCTCCGTTAGAAACAATGTAATCTACGTCAACAAAATTACCTTCTTCGAGTGCTTTTCCAAAAACACCGTCTCCAAAGAAGATTTGATACCTTTCATCCTCTATTTCTTGCAAATAATAGATTTTTGAGTTACCATCAACATCAAAAAGGCTATTTTGAGCAGAATATTTGGTTTTTGCCGTTGCTTGTTCGTTACTTTTAACATTTACAGCAATTAAATCAGTATCAATGCCAATATTTTCTAAAATAAACTTCTGAGTTGGGTTTCGAGTGCTATAAGTGAAATTAGTATTTAAAAGAGTGCCTTCATAAATGGGAATATCGACGAAATTAGCAATATTATTGTAAACAGGAACAGAAATATCCTCTAAAATTGAAAAAACGTAAGATTGATTACCAAAAGCACCTGCAGTAGTCGCTACAGCACCTTTTTTAAGAGTTATAACAGAGGGTTGAGGTACAATATTAGTTGTATTAACGAAAAAACTGATAGATGAACGTGCTGCTTTCCTTGAACGTGGTAAATATCCAATATTTCTTGCTAAAGATACGATATTTTCTCTTAAACTTGCGCTATCAATGAATACTTCATTACTAACCATGTTAGCATTGTATGAAGTTATGTAAGTATTGTATGCCAACAGGTCAATAACAGTCGAAAGATTGGATCCTTCGAAGTCATAATCCGTAAAATTTGCATTTGTCTGAAGATAATCCTTCAGAGTTGTTTTTATCTGGTCAAAATCCAGATTTGAGAAATTAACTAGTGGCATTTTATTACCTGTTTGATTCTAAAACGAATTCTAATTGTTGTGGTGGAACATCTGCCCCAATAATTGAATATACAATAATGACATCAAAGGTATTATTGTCATAATTAGGGAATGCTCTTACACCTTCACCTATCAATTCGACTCTAGGTTCATAACGAGTAATTGATTCTGTAATTTCATCGACAATAATACTTGCAGTTACATCATTTATATTCTCAAATAGACTTGCGGTGATTCTAGAACCAAAACTTTGATTAAACCACTTCTCTCCTGGTAGGGTAAATACTATATTTTTGAGGGATCGGGCAATTGCATTGGTATTTTTCAACGCAATCAAGTCTTTAGACAAAGGATTTGCCTGAAAACTCATACTGAGGTCTTTAAAACCATTATTTACCCTTTGAAGAGGCATGGAATGTGGGAGATATTACAATTATATTTTATTTATTAAGGTTTATTTACTAAAATTCTGCAAGAGGTATCGAATCTACGTCATAATCGAGTCCATCTTCCTCAAAATCGTCTTTTCTTTTCTCATATAGGTCATTTTGGACTTTAAAATCGTATTTTTTAGGTGTAATTTGGTCATT